CCAAAAAAGGACTTCTGCCTAAACACCTAAAAAACTTCGTATGCTGACCTACTCATTCCATAATATCGAAATCCCTGCTGGCAAGACATCAGGCGAAGTGCAAACACTTTGTCCACAATGCAGCCACACAAGGAAAAAGAAAACCGACAAATGCCTATCAGTCAACTTGGATAAAAAAGCATGGTATTGTCAGCACTGCCAGTGGAAAGGTGCAATCATTGACCGCCCGGAAGTGGTTAAATACGAAGTTCCGGAATGGAAAAACAACACAACGCTATCCGACAAGGTACTTAAATGGTTTGAGGGCCGCAGGATTACAGCAGCCACGCTGAACAAGATGCAAATAACAGAGCAGGTGGAATGGATGCCGCAGGTCACCAAAGAAGTTAATTGCATCTGCTTTAATTACTTTGAGAATGGGCAGTTAAAAAACACTAAGTACCGCGATGGTGCAAAGCATTTTAAGATGCATAAAGGCGCGGAGCTTATCCCATACAATATCGACTGCCTTGCAACTGCAAAAGAGGTGTGGATAGTAGAGGGTGAGATGGATGCGCTGTCACTTATCGAAGCCGGGATTGAAAACGTGATAAGTGTGCCAAATGGGGCGCAGCCAAATCTTACTTTCTTTGACCGCTTCATGCCATCATTTGACCATATCGAAAAGATACATATTGCAGTTGATAACGATGCACCGGGCATTGAATTACGTAATGCCATTGCAGAGCGGTTCGGAAAGGACAAATGCGATTATATTGTTTTCACTGATTGCAAAGATGCAAATGAATATCTGCTGCTTAATGGTGCATTTGCTTTGCGTGATGCTGCTAATAACGCAACTGAGTTCCCAATGGTCGGGGTGTTCAGCATTACCGATTACCTGCCCGAAATTGAAAATCTCTACAATTACGGATTGCCAGAGGGATGCGGAACAGGTATGCCCGGATTTGACAGTTTGCTGAAATTCCACAAAGGGTATTTGACAACCATCACTGGCGTACCCGGACACGGAAAATCGGATTTTCTTGACCACATCCTTATCAAGTTACTACAAAAGCACGGATGGAAAGGTGCGTTTTACAGCCCTGAAAACCGCCCGGTAGAGTTGCACATCAGCAAGTTGATGCGGAAGATAACACAGCGACCATTTCAGGGCCACAACCGCATGAACCAAGAGGAAGTTTACGAAGCCTTAATGCTGCTGGAAAACAACATCTACTTTGTTAAGCCGGAAAAGGATTTCACACTTGACAGCATCTTGTCAAAGGTTGCCGAATTAAAAAACCGTAGAAACATTGATTGGTTCGTGATTGATGCGTGGAACAAATTAGAGCATCAGTACAGCGAAAGCGAAACCAAATATATCGGTCAGTCGCTTGATAAGATTGTCAATTTCTGCGAGAGGTACAATGTCCATTGCTTTTTGGTTGCACACCCACGCAAAATACAAAAAAAGGATGGCGGAATATATGAAGTACCTACACTTTATGATATTGCAGGTTCTGCAAACTTTTTCAATAAGACAGACAACGGCATAACCGTATATCGCAACTTTCAAAACAACAGCGTGGAAGTGCATGTGCAGAAAGTAAAATTTAGCCACTGGGGTGCGGTTGGTTCACAGCTATTCCAATACGATGTGCCAACTGGGTTGTATAGAGAAATTTGAAAATATAAAAAAATATACTACATTTGCAGTATGAGACACGGCAGTTTATTTTCAGGCATTGGCGGATTTGACCTTGCAGCCGAATGGATGGGTTGGGAAAACGTATTCCACTGCGAATGGATGGAGTTTCCACGCAAGGTATTAGATTACTACTGGCCTGATGCGGACAGCCACGTTGATATATGCAAAACTGATTTCAAAAAATATGAAGGAACAATTGACATTATTTCCGGTGGCTTCCCTTGTCAGCCATTCTCACTTGCCGGAAAACGAAAAGGCACAGATGATGAACGCTACTTGTGGGGCGAAATGTTACGAGCAATACGTGAAATTAAACCCACATGGGTCATTGCAGAAAATGTCTTTGGTATTACAAACATTGACGGCGGAATGGTTTTCGAGCAGGTGTGCCTTGACTTGGAAGCTGAAGGGTACGAAGTTCAACCGTTTGTTATTCCAGCTGCGGGCGCGGGTGCTGAACATCAAAGGGAAAGAATATGGTTCATTGCCCACTCCAACAGCAAACGATTGGAAAGATTTCAATGCAAAAATAGGCCACAGCAAACAAGCAAGATTTATTCACCAATTACAAGATTTACCAGAAATATACAGGGTAAGAAGCTATGCAATGATAATGGGATATCCACCAAATTGGACGGAATTACCTTTCCTAAATGGCGAAACGAAAGCATAAAGGGTTATGGCAACGCAATCGTTCCACAAATCGCATATCAACTTTTTCAAATTATAGAACATGAGAGCAAAAATCAAAATACCTAAAACAAACAGCCGAACCACATTCCGCATGAGCGAGGTAGCACAACTAAAAGAAACAATCAGCCATCAGCAGGTGCGCATTCAAGAACTTGAACGCATGCTGCGGATGGAGATTGCCTACGAACACGCAGCAATTAAAGCCGCACACCTTGCACTGCGCTCGGCATACGCTGACTATCTGCCGACACACATTTCCCATTCCACCCGAAAGCGTGAAATACTTGAACCGCGACAAATCTTTATGTGGTTAATACGCAACAAAACAGCCATATCATTGAGCAACATAGGAAAGATTTGTGGTGGCAGGGACCACAGCACAATAATTCACGCCTGCCGATTGGTTGATGATTATGCAGCGACTGACAGACGTTATGCTGCTCGGTTGGAAACCATTAAAAATAACTTTGAGCTGTTTGTAAATGAGGTTTAATTTTGTATATTTGCACAATGAAACTCATCAATCCTTTTAAGCCACACGTGGTTGCACTGCCTGATGGTGGATTTGCCATTCGCCTGTATCGGCTTTTTTCTGCCCAATTCCTGACCGAGTTTGGAACTTACACCGATTGCGTGGATAATCTGATGCTATTCCGCACCCATTTTGATGCTGTGATGCATCTGGACATCCTAAAATATAAACGTAAACAATTAAACAAAGCAAAAGCAATATGATAGTAATTGACATCTGCCTTTCCGATGTTCCAAAGGAACTGATAACAGAGGGCAAAAATGGTAAAAAGTACCTGAAACTGGTGCTGAATGAACGCAAAAGCGAGGGTAAGTATGGCGAAACCCACACGCTGCAATTAAGCCAAACGAAAGAACAGCGTGAAGCAAAGACACCGCCTGTGTATGTGGGTAGCGGAAAGGCATACAAGTTCGAGCAGAAGCCTAAAACAACGGCTGACGAGCCAGCGAAGTATGACACGAATGACCTGCCGTTCTAATGAAAGATAAGATTGAACAAACCTGCGACAGCATCAAACAACTGCTGCTGGACAAAAACGCCAAGTATGGAAACTCCGCCCTTGACCCGGTGCGAGTTTTCAGCAAGGCAGATAATCAGGAGCAGTTGCTTGTCCGCATCGACGATAAGTTGAGCCGGATTGCCAGAGGCGCAGGAATGGAAGCAACTGATGAGGACACTTTGAACGATTTAATCGGATACCTAATTTTATTAAAGATAGCAAAAAATGACATACGAAGAGAAAAGGCAACATTTTCAGGACTGTAAACAAAAAGGAGATGTGATGGCAGTTGTGCAATACTGCGACGGCATTGCCAGTTATGCCACGATAATTAAAGCCCTGAATATACCGGGCAAATACAAAAGCAAAAAAGAACAGCAGATAATTGATGTTGCTTACCAATACGTGAACAGCCGTGCGAGAGGAACTGTATACGACCATCATGTATTGGAAAGCTGAAATGCTATCCTTTGACATCGTGCCAAATCATGAAGCTGACAGGATAATTGCAAGGTATCGCAAGAAAGGATACTATGCCGAAGTTTACAGTAAAGAGTTGATTGTAAACATTGCAAAAAAAAATCTTGAAAAAAGTTTGCACATATAAAAAACTATACTATATTTGCACCATACAAATCAATCAAATATGAAACACGATTTAGAACACACAACCAAACACGGCAGGGTATCATCCTGCGAGTATGAGTTTTATTACTCATCATTCACCGACATTGTCAGCTTTACAGCCAAATGGACAAACCTTAACGAGACCGAAAGGGTTGCCATTCCTGCTGAAAAGATTGACGAACTGATTGCATTTTTGCAAGAAGCCAAATTCATGTACGAATTAGGATTATACAAGGAGGGTGTAAGCTATGAATAACACACTAACCGCACCCATTCTTCCAAACGAAATCGAATGGCGAGTGCAATCCCAAACCAGCACAGGTAAACTGATTGTAGTGCCGTACATTAACAATCGTTGCGTGATGCACCGCTTTGACGCTGCCTTTGGTGCAGAGAACTGGACAAGTGAATTTAGGGAAATCAGCAACGGATTTTTGTGCCGACTTACCGTGACTATAAACAAGCTCGAAGTGTACCGCGAGGATGGTGCAAGCAAAACAAACATTGAGCCGGAAAAGGGTGGCATCAGCGATGCGATGAAACGTGCAGCCGTTCAGTTCGGATTGGGTAGATGCCTTTACGACTATCCCCGTGTATTCATCGAGTGCGATGGCAAGTTCATCCCGGATTGGGCATACGACAAACTTGATAAGTTAGTCACTTGGATAAACGATGGAAAATGTAACCGCGACACAATTATTTTGAAGCCATGAACAAAGAACTTGATGCACAATATGATGTAAGGCCACTGCCAGTGGTGGCCTTGCTCGATGCCGGGGATATTGCAGCAGCCAAATCCTATGTCACAGAACTTGCAAGCCTTGCCAATCGTTATGAAATACACGACATCACGGCACACATGGCAATGAACTACATCAGGCGCGAGTTAATCGACCGCGATATGATTAATGTCATGCAGCCTGAATGGGGACAAGCAGAGCGCAAGGTTGCCCGTGTACACAACGAACAGCAGTTCCGCATCCGCTCGCAGTTCTGGGGAGAGAAACACGAAAACCCATATCAAAAATGAAAAAGCGAGAAACACCCAAAAGTATTGAAAGGCAGTTGCAGGATGTGCCGAAGTTTGGAAATACCGAACAGATGCTCGAAGCCCAGCCGTATGATTACGCTAATATGCCGGATGACCTGCCCAGTGTAGAGCATTGGTATAAGGTGAGGGATGCATATATTTTTCAGCAGGAAAGGATAGCGAATGGATAACGTCCGAGTGTAAAAAATCGTTTTAATGTTTTTTACACTTTGTTATAAACTGGTGCGGATTTAAAAGAAAAAGTATGATTGAAATACGATATGTAAGAAAAACAAATAGAACAACAGATTATTATGATGTTGGTAAAATATGGTGCTTAAACATAACTAAGCAACACTATTATAAAATAGTATGGAACAAATGGTTATTCAATAAAAGAATAGTTCTATTTGTTTTTAAACGAGAACTTAATTACAAACAGTAATGTAGCACTTGTTTATAACGTTGGTGCTATGAGCAGTAGCGGATTAATAACACAGAACTTTCAAATTATGATAGAAGATAATAAACAGCAGAAACTTTCGGATAGCACGGAACCCGCTATTGCTTATAGCACGTGTTATCGGTTGCCTTTTCTTTCTCTTTTCCACGCTGATTGTATGGAAATTATGAAACAATACCCTGATAAATACTTCGATTTGGCTATTGTTGACCCTCCTTATGGAATAAATGCAGGTAAAATGACAATGGGAAGCGGAAATCACAAATTTACTAAAGGCAAAGAATGGGATAATGGAATACCAACAGCAGAATATTTTGAACAACTTTTTAGGGTAAGTAAAAACCAAATAATATGGGGGGGGAATTATTTTACAGAACACCTAAAGCCAAGCCCACATTGGTTAATTTGGGATAAAAAAAACCCTAATTTATCATTTGCTGAAGGCGAAATGGCTTGGGTAAATAAAGGCAAAAACTTGAGGATATTTGGAAAGTATTCTGCACTTGTTGAAAATGGAGGCAAAATCCACCCAACTCAGAAACCTACTGATTTATATGATTGGGTTGTGAAAAATTACGCTGAAAATAGTTTTAAGATTATAGATACTCATTTCGGTAGCGGCTCAATAGCTTTGGCAGTTGATAAAGCAAACCGATTAGATAAAATGAATTTACACTTAACAGCGTGTGAAATCGACAAAGAATATATCGACAAGGCAATTAAACGAATATCAGAAAGTATCAAACAAGGTACGCTGTCTTTTTAGGTTGCCGATAACAGTCGTGCAGGCGCAGTTGTTACTATTGTTTGCTTTTAAAATTGCGCTTGCACTTTGTTATCCCCTATCGGGTATAATACCACCAAGTATAAAAAAATCACACCCTATCGGGTATATGAAAGACATCGGGATAATGCTTTATTTACTGCCCATTTTGTTGGCTTTTGTGGATTTTATCACACATAAACGTAAAAATTCGCAATAAACCTACTTTTATAGGTAGATGGTCAAAGAAACCAAACGCATCAGCAGAAACATCCATGCGGTGTACTGCGACAAATCAATCAATCTGCTTTTAATGTCCGATTTGCACTGGGATAATCCCAAGTGTGATAGGGAACTACTCAAAAATCACATGGATGAAGCAGTCAAAAGAGGTTGTAAAATAATCCTGAATGGAGATACATTCTGCATGATGCAAGGGAAGTATGACCCACGCAGGTCAAAGAAAGACATCCGCCCAGAACACAACAAAGCAAACTACATTGATGCGGTTATTCAAGATGCTGTGGATTGGTTTGCCCCTTACAAAGACCATATTTTGTTGGTGGGATATGGCAACCACGAAACAGCAATCCTAAAAGCATTGGAAACTGACCCGATACAGAGGTTTGTTGACCTATTTAACACTAAACACGGGGTAAATGTTTATGCTGGGGGTTATGGTGGTGTGGTAGATTTTAAATTCCAACTTGATAATACTGGTCATAGACGTAAATGGGTGCTACGTTATATGCACGGTTACGGTGGTGGCGGTGCAGTTACAAAGGGCGTTATCCAAGACCAGCGATTTATGGCAATGATGGAGGGTTACGACTGTATCTGGCAAGGTCACGTGCATGAACTTTACCACCACATCAATCCAGTTGAGGTATATGACAGCCACCAAAAGAAAATCAAAGCGCGTAACGTACACCAAATAAGAACCAGCACCTACAAAGAGGAATACGAGGATGGATTTGGCGGTTTTCACATCGAGCGTGGCAGACCACCCAAACCTCTCGGCAGTATGTGGTTGACATTAACTGGAAATTATGGCGAATCCCAAATAATTCCTGAATTTACTTTTTGTCAGCAATATTATGTTTAAGATACCAATTTGCCTTGAAGTTATTGGGGCTGATGAACAGGATGAAATGCTCGAAAATATGGGCATCAAAACCAGTGATGATATTTGGAATGACCCTACATTCACGGTTTGTTTTTACAAGGTTGATGCAGTGATGCCAGATATACGCAGCACGAAAAAAAAACCGATAACTTGTATAGTTTGTGGCGAGTTGGTTTATCTTGTTAAAATTGACATGACTACCCTTGTGGATAGAATTGCTGCTGTCAGTCAATAAGCGTAAAGTCAATAACCTGACCGGGGTTGAAACGCTTGATAATTTCAAACCAATCTTTGTCAGGTACAGTTTGGCATCCAGCTGACCACTTGTTTACAAAGTTACCCAAACCACCACGATGAAGATTGATGCCGAATAATCCAAATTGCCTATTCATAGCATCCACATTTCTATCTTTGTTGCTATCTCGGAAAATTGTAATAGGTAAAATCTGCTGAAAGTAAGGCGCACCGCCCCATAAATTTTTCCAGTTCGCACCTGTCACAAATTTGTGACTATTTGTGACTTGTTGTGGAACAGCAACAGCGGTTCCCGTTATACCACCAGTGGTAAATGGATTGTAAATATAAAAATCACCTGCTGTGGTAGATGCAGGAGCCGTATAAACCAAACGCCCTGCTTTGTAACAAGCCACAAAATCATCGTATAAGTTGCTGAAAACTTGGTCAGTTCGTAAATAAACCAATCCATCAACTGGCATCCGATATTTTCGTGCTGTAATTTGCTCACGAATGTAGGCATCCAATGCGGTCAATGTTTGATTGCCGATTATTCCATCAACTTTTAATTTTGCGCCCTTACTATTGAGGTATATTTGGAGATTTTTCATTGTAGTAATGTCTTGTCTCTGGTTTTTATTTCCTGCACAAATACCATTGCAGGTTTGCCGATGCGCTCCCACGCTTTCCGGGCATCCGTATCCGTGCGGTAAATAATCGGTTTAATCACCGCATTTAACTTGGCAGAGGGATGCCATTGTGCATCACGGCAGTAGTAAAATTCATGCAATCCTTGTATTTTTATCAGCGTGTACATAGTGCGTTATATTGCATTATTTTGTAAAAAAACTGTACAAATAATATCAAAGTTAAGTAAAAGAGCATTATGTTACACTATTTGGCAACTGCTACCAATCCAAATATCACGGCAAGGCTTCGCCAAAAATTAGCCTTTTTACGCTGTTTTTTTACCTCGTTGGCACAATTACTCAATAAATCTTTTTGAGTGTCTCTAATAGCCTCTAAATGCGAAATAACGCTATCCTGATAAATTACCACCTGACCCTGATTAGCAATGATAAGGCTGTCCTCAAAAATGATATCTTTCATTAGGGCATTTTCGGAGAGCAAATTTGCAATGCCCGAAGTGTCACCGATGAGTGCTTCAACGGTCAAAGTATCGTGGAGGTAAATTCTCCTAATCTCGCGCAGGGTTTTTATCTTTACCGCACGGCTATTGAGCAAAGTTAAATACTCGGCCTTTATGCTGTCAATCTCTACCTTGTATTTGTCCACCTTGCCCTGCATAGTGTCTATATTTTGCCGTGTTTTGACTGGTGTCTCACAACTGCGAGTGCCAAGCATAAGCAGGCAAAAGCAGCAAACAATAATAATTCCATAAGCCAGCCTCATTCTTCAGCGAAAAAGTTAGTAACGAATTTACCGATTGCGCCAAGCACCCCACACAACAGCATCAATTTGGGATGGTCAAGGTTTAACCCGGCAACAAACAAAGATGCAGCGGCGATGCTGTCGCCTAAAACACGGAACCGCTTGGGCGTTGGTTCAAAGTAATTTTTCAACTTCATCTTCCTTGTCCCACGTACGGTTTGCTGGACTTGTGTTTGTTGGCTGACTTCGTGTGCCTGCCTAATCTCTTTTTGGGTTTCGGTTGCCATTTGCTTATCTCCTTACTTTTTGCCATTGCTGAAAAACTTGTAAATACCGATGCAAGATAAAATCAATGCTGCTGTAAACGAAAGGAACTGAATAATGGGCAGCAACTTTGCCGCTGCTCCTGCAACCCACAACAACCAACTGCCCACTATTGTATCATTCAAGTTTTTCACGGAAATGGCGGTGCAGGTTTAGGATTAAACGGGATTAGCGGAATGTTTTTAATCCATTCAAAATCAGGGTTGACACACTGCGCAATTTCCTCAACAGAAATCACCCATTTATCATCGGCATCTTGAATGGGGTTAAAAAAGCTGTCAGGAGCATACCATTGTCCGATAAGGCTGTCTTTGTCTTCGATTGTCAGCACACCAACGTAGGTGCTGTATTGTTCTGGTGTTATATCTTTTAAGGTAATCATACGTTACGAGATAATGATGTTTGATATTTTTGTACGGCTGTATATAAATTAACGGCTTCGGTATCGGTTAGGCCGTCACCGATTGAAGCGAATGCGCATTCATTAGTAGAATAATCAGATACTCCTGAAGTTGTATTAATTGCACCTATAACAATATTTAGATTGCTCGGAGAATTGCTAACCTCCGCAAATGTGAAAACCGTTGAATTATTTTTATATCCTTTATATTGCGCTGATGTAGTTCTTGAAATTGAAAATAAACCTCTTGTATCTGTTGGCGTATATGATGTTGAAGCATTTGCAGAATTACACCTTGTTCTCATTTGATTTGAATTTAAACCAAAGGAGATAGCCATATGTAATCCCTGGAGCGGTAGTGGAAATGTTTTTATCGAACCGATATTCATTCCATTTCCTAAAGCATTGGTTCTTGAGTAAAAAGACAAATGCGCACTATTTTGGCTTATTGATGTAGATGGTATTAAAAACGTATCAGCATAAGAATTAACTCCATTTGGCAAGGCCCCGTTATTAGAAAACGTCCATCCGCCCGAAAAAACAAGCCTGAAAGCCGCATCCAAATCGCGCGGGTCTTTAAGATTGTATTTGCAAGTCGTTGAAGTTCCTCCTACCATTGGATAGATAGCCTTCATCTTTGTCCATATTCCATAGCCTTTCAGGTCTGTTACAAGCGTATTGATAGCGGATTGCTGCGTGGCATTGGTAATTCCAGCAGCCGTAATGAATGCCTGTGCATCAGCATCTGGTGGAATACCTGCCGACACAAAACTTTGAACACCTATGCCGCGCCTTATCATACGTTGTAAGCTACGATGCTACCACTTGCCAGCGTGATGCTACTGATGTATTTTCCCTCTGGAACGCTGATGAATGTTCCTTGTTTCAAGGTCACGCCAGTCAGTCCGATTGAGGTCATAAGGCTTGCACCTACTTCATCAAGACACGCAGAAACCACCGCATCTGCATTTACTACAAAGCCCTGCCAAATTCCTGTGTTTGCTGATGTGTTACTTAATACTTTGCAGCCAGTAAAGCCGCTCATAAATTCTGTTGCTGTACTCATTTTATTCTATGTTTGGAAAAGTTAAATTGTTATTAGGGGTGTCGCAATAATCACGGAGATTAGAGCAATGAAATTCAATGACACAAGCCACACCACTCACGATGTCGGTTTGTGAGTCATAAAATGGGGTTATGCTGTCGGCTATTACCCAAGTTCCGGCAATGTTGCCACGATAAACGTAGCGGAGCATTGAGTAGATGTCCAGCATCACGGTGTGCATATCGGAGATACGCTCCACAGCATCGGTAAAATCTTCTCTGTGGCGGTCAGCAATAGCAACAGCAAAGCGGTAAATCACCTTATCAACGGTCACCTGCGAGCCGTCAGGAAAAATCCGCATCAACGGATAAAGCTGCTCACCGCTCGTGTTGATATTTGGCTCAACATTAACGATGGTTGCCTTTATCTGTTTGTGATTTTGCCCTGCTTTTGTCAGTGCTGCTAACAACTGGTTTATCGTGACCATTCAAATAGTGCTTTAGTTTGTTTTCGTTCTTTATACGTACTTTGTTCATCTAAAAAAACCACGTAGGAATTTGTATTCTTCGTCTTCTCCCAACATAAAACCACCAAAAACCGCCTGATTTTGTGGAAGTATAGTGTCCAATCCGGGTGCAGGCGTCTTATATTCTGGGAATAAATCCAAGTTTTCGCACAGATATAAGCGCAATCTCTCGGCATAGTACTCCGCTTTTTGCTGATATCTCTGCTCAATCATGCGTAACTGGTCAACATCGATGGCATTTGCATTCTCTGCACCCCGTGTTGATACCGATTTGTTCATCATTTTGAATGTCATCGGCAGAATGCTGTCGGTAATTACGTAGTGATAAAGCGCAGGAGCGATGTATTTGTTTACCAAAGTCAGGTAATTTCCAGCCAATCCAGCCCCGTTGATGTCATCACATAGCTTATCATACAACGTGCTCCCCAAAATATCACGGATGTAGATATCCTGTGCTGTGCGCATTGCTGTTTGTAGCAGCTTGCTGTCCACGTTCTCGTCAATCGGGGTGTTTTTCTTAACATCCTGCTCCGATATGAAATATGCAAATGTTGCCATTATGATTTCCTCCTTACTACACGCTGCGACCATTCGTGCCTACAATGTGGAATGTGCAATGGTGGCTCACTATTTGGAACGGTGTACCAACCACCACGACGAAGCCATGCGTTATAACCTACAATGCCGCTTATTTGGTCGATTTCATCACGGGTGTATAGCTTTTTCAAATCCATCATTTTGATACAGAACTCACGGCTTTTTCCACCGGGCATCAAAGGTGGTGCATCTGGGCTTAAATCGTACTTATATCTCACCTCAATTTTGGGCAATCCCGCATCCTGAATATCTGCCCTGCCAATATCGGTGATTTTGATGGCATTGTTTGTCCAGTTCAACTTGCCATCGGATTGCAGTTTTTTCAATATCTCAATAACTTCCGGCTCATCCAATTTAACCGCATCGGCAATGTTTTTAACGGTTGCCTTTTCATCAGCAGTTACAACCGCTAATACTTTTTTCTCTTTTGTGTCCAATGCAAACAGCATCGGCACATCTTCAAATTCATCAGCGTGAATTCCAAACTTGGAAAATACTTCGATGTCGCTGTCTTTCCACATTTCGCATTCACACTTGATTTGTGATGAAAAAGTGACTGCCTGTGGTTCGGGTCTGGTCGGCAATCCAAGTGCGTTGCGTGTCTCTTCCAGCGTGGCAATGTTTGCCTGATACAAGGCAACAAAATCCAAGCCCAAAAACTCGCTGTCTTTGGTGCTGATTTGGATGCCCGGATAAACCACTTCAAGTGTATTTTCAAGGCAAGTTTCTATTTTGCTCTGCCTACGGTTGATGTAACTTTTATGCAACAACTCATACGCTTCAATCATTTCATTGCGCTGACCAAGTGCGCCATCGGTTGCATAACCCAACAGAATTTTGGGAAAGTTATGACCAACGAAAATCTCATCCTGCACAGTTTCGTTCAGTTGCAGGAATTGTTTGTCCATTTCGCTGGGTTGCAGATGGTTGATGGTAGCTTCTTTCTCATTCATTTCATTGAACTGAATAAGAACACCACCTGCATTGTCAGTGCCAGTTGTTTTGGCTTTGAACTTGCGCTCAAATTCGTAGGCTATCTCCTGCGATGGTTGACCTTTAAACAACTGCACCAAAGTACCATTTGAAAACCCGTTCCTGATATTGTTGTTGTGGAAGTTTGCGATTTCCACATCAATCTCAATGTACTGCAAACAATGCTGATAAGGTGGCAGAGGATAAACACCTAATCCCGGTGCGTATTCACGGAAGTAAAACAGTTGCACTTCCATCGGCTGCGCCTTTTTAGGATTGAATGGGCGGTAATGCTTCATGTCCTCATGCTTCGCCTTTTTCCAATCCTCTGCGTACATATAAAGTTCGTGGTCTAATGTCCGAACTTTGCTAAAATCAACGTGGTAAAGTGCAGCCAATTGCCCCAATTTATTGTAATGCACCTCGTATGCAAAGCCATTAAATAACTCATAATCCAATGCCAGTTTGTTTTTAAACTCCTGCACACCCTCATAAGGGTTCACGTATTCGATTATTTTTACAGCGTTGGGGTTGCCCTCAACAATCGTCTCTTCTCCTGCCACAAAACGTGCCTTTTGGCGTACAATAGCACCGTGTTTTGGTGAGCGGTTGTAAAATTCCAATAAGTGCTGTGGGAAATCATTGCTTTCCCCGTAATACATTATGCCCTTATTCTTATTCTCTTTGAATACAGGCAACTTGCTTTCGGCAAAATTTATGCGTAATAGTTCAAAACTCATCCTACGTTGTGCTGTTTTATGGTTGTGTTGACCTCGTGGTCGTTAAATGGGGTGTGGCTGGTAGAAACGTATGCAAGCCCTCTGTCGATTTCCTCATTTGCCAGCAGATAGTTTGTGTTAGTCGGGCTTGTTTGTGCGTATAATGACCAATAATGCGTACCTACGGCAAGGGTTTTGGCTGTGCTGCTGCCCTCAACAAATGAAAATAACTGATATCTGTTGGGTGCTGTGCTGCTATCTGCCACGATAAATGCCTTGCGTTCCTGCGACATTTCACTTTCGAAAACGAGTAAATAATACACGGGAGAAATAGTCACTTTCTCCTTGCCCGTGATTATCAGTTCTGGTGTGCCGCCTTTTGTGATGTACAACATCCTACCCATAAAAGTAGATAGTTTTGATGTTAAACAAAAAGGGCTACCGAATGGCAGCCCCCTTTGCATGAAACACTCAAACCAATTAAGAACCGAGAGCGAGCGAAGTTACAACAGAAGATTGAACTTTCAAAGGCAGGTCTGTTTCTTTGTGCAAAAAGTTCAGCACATGACCTTTGAAATCTCCAAAAGCCTGACCAAAGTTGGTTTCACTTTGCTGTAACTGTACGCCATAATCAGCACCCAACAGCCAATAGTCACCGCTTGCATCAAGGGCAATAGCGAGCAGGCGGTTTTGAGCCAGCAGTTTAATTTCGTTACGCTGTGCGGTGGTTACTTTGTGCAGGCGAGCAACGAGGTCGGCTTCGTAAAATACGGTTCCGTTCTCGCTGGATGGGATAGTACGCCAAGTCATAGAGGCAGTTTCTTTTTCAAGTTCGTACTTGAAATAAGATTTGCCACCTGACAAGGTGTGAGCGGATACTTCTCCGCTTGATTTTGTGAGGGTAGATTTGGCATCAAATTCAACGAGCCAAATTGTTTTGATACCTGCGGATGCGGTTTTGCAATCGAGGGTAAATCCGGTGGTTAGTACACAAGGCATATTTTTTTTTATTAAAAAGGGGGTAGGGTTTTTCCCCACCCCCCGGGTTAAACTTACTGTTTGGTAACTTACTTAATGGTTAGAGCTTAAAATAAGTTACTAATTCTGGATAGGAAATTTGACAACCTATCTTGAAATTTGCGTTAAATTGTACGCGCCTCTCATATGGATTGAAGATAAATTGTAGATCTTCTTCTTCATTCATCATATCAGTACCAATGAAGAAGTTGCTCCAAAGACTAGCAACAATTTTGTTTGTGCCATTCATACCGTTCAAACCGTAGATTTTGATGCCAGTAATAGGGTCAACGATTTCCATGCTGCTGATTTCGGCAGGTGAGTAATGGAACAAGTTAGCACCAACCAACCACTGACGGTACAGACGGAAAGTATCAGTACCCATTGCGATGAACAGGTCGGGTTTGTCAAGAAGAGCCGCAGGAATAACGCTGTAAATAGTACCCAAAATGTCATCGATATTTGAGGCAGTGATAGAAGAGTAAGCACCACCTACGTTACCGCGGATAGGGTCGCCAGCATCACCGAAACCAAGACCATCAAGAATAGTTAAGAAACCATCCCAGAAAGCATTGTTTCCAGTTCCGCTTGAAACATTACCCTGCCAAATTGCAGTTTCAATAGCTTCGGCAATTTTGCCAGCTTTTTCATTTGCAATTTGATCGGTGAATACTCCCATGTCGATACTTTCGCCAGCGTTCAAAGCCTGCTGAGTATATTTAGTTTCAAGGTCTTTTGGACAAAGAGTCTCTTGAACTTTTACTTTACCAACAGTAATAGTACGCTGTGAAAAAGTAGTGTTACCGCTGCTTGAGTAGCTGCAAGAATCACTTTGAAAGAATACATCGGATGAAAGAAGAGGCAGAATTTGACTGCTCTTGATACCGGGAATTACCTGTCCAGCACCTTGCAGCAAAGAAGCTGTTTTAGCGGTGAACACTGCTTTGGTCAGAAGCTCCAAGCTCTCTTGCTTGGTGTAATTAGTAAGACCTGCTACGTTAAATGCCATGATTATTTGTTATTTAATTTTTTTGATTGCGGAAAGAAAGCCATTAAAATTTTCCTCTTTGTTTTTGTTAGCTGTTCCGAATGGCTTTTTAGTCGGCTCAGGTGTAGTTGCTGCGAACTTCTCAAATACTGAGAATGTCTCTTCAACTTTGCCCAACACATTGATAAGGGCGTTTTCGAGAGTGGCAATCTTTGCAGCCAGTTCCTCGTTAGCGGCACGCAGTGCGTCAAATTGTTCCAGTGAAGCAAACTGGTTTTCAACTTCAACTTCCTGTTCAACTTCGGGTTGTTTCATTTCTACTGCGGTAACAACGCCGTCTTTTACAGTAATGAGTTGACCGTCGGTTGTTTCGTGAACGCCATCAGGAGCAGGTGCAACACCAGCTTCTGTTTTAACATTCAAAGCAACACCAACTTCTACCATGTCTCCGTCAAATACTACGATAGTACCGTCAACCAAAGTCAACTCACCAAACGCAGCTTCGATTGCTGGAACTTCATTGAAACGCTGCTTTACTTCTGCCATGAATGCAGCAAGTCCGCTTTTCATTTCGTTAAGTTCTGTTTTGAAATCCATACCATAAAAGGTAGGAACCGAAAAACCTATGCAAAATTTTTGAGCATGGTGGCTATTTCACGCATCAGCGTTACCACTTCATCTTGCTGTTCCATGTCGAAAAAGCCTTCTACGGAAAAACCTTTCCATTCGCCTGCCTTAACCTTTGCCCATATTTCATCATTGTCCACAAGGTAGGTCAGGAACCAACTACCGTCTTTTGCATCTTCATATCCTTTCGGTGGCATAACACCACGCTCTCGGTCTATAAAGTAACTCTCAATCATGTGGACACCGCTATCAACCGGGGTTTCGTGGTCCGTATTTACTG